CGTGCAATAGAGTCTTGATTCTGTCTTGCAGGTGTTTGCTGAACTGCTGGTTGTCCAATCATTGATGTATCAACTTCACGACAACCAACATTTTGTTGATCTTGAGTAGCCATTCCTCGAAAATCAATCTTAGGACTTGCTTGTCCAAGCAGTGATGGATCAATATCTCTATATGTAGCCATGTTTGTACCTACAACTTTCTGAACGTAATTTTGTGTTTCTTTAAATGGAGGAATACCACCATACTTTTCAACATTTGCAGGTCCAGCGTTATAAGCAGCCGCCACTAATGTAGGATCTTGAAAACGCTCTGTTAATTGGCCTAGATACTTAACTCCACCACGGATGTTATCTTTCCAATCCATGCGATTTACACCAAGATCTTTTGCAGTTGCGTTCATTAACTGCATAGGACCATATGCACGATCACCAGACCTAGTTTTAGGTCCAATGGCGTTAAATGCGCCACCAGATTCTGTCTCAACAATCTTTTGCACTAAAGAAAAAGGAACGCCTTGCCTTTGGGCTTCTTGCCTAGCAAATTCGTATACTTGATCTTTGGTAGCCATTAGTCATAAACCCGATAAACACCACTAGGCAACTGGTAAGCAGTTTTACCTTTATCTGGTCCAGCATTGACTTGGAACTGAGGCAAATATTTACGTAAACCTGGAGCTTCAAACATTTGTTTTTGACCTTGTGGAGACTCTTCCCATTTACGAATAGCATCAGGACCCGCATTTTTAGGATCAGAAATAAAGTTATAGTATTCTTGTTTACGTTTGTTAGCCTCACGCAAAACTGCTAAGTTAAAGTTGGTTGACTCTTTAGGATCTGTAATTTGAGCATTACGTTGACCATAATAGCCAATCTCAAAATTAGAAATAGCTCCAACTGCTTCAGTCAAACTTTCTCCAGTTAAAGCATTAACACCTTGACGAGCAGAAATACCGCTTGTTAAGAATTGTTTAGTTCTATCGCCAGATACACCAAAACTATTAAATATGTTACCCAATTTCAGTCTAATGTCAGTAAATGATCCAGTATCAAAATTTGGATCATTAAAAGCATTTTGTAATTGGTCAATTACTGGTGCAGTCTTTTTAGCAGTTTGATAACCTTTGTAGGCATCAGCAAGAATTGGCTTATATGCTTCATTTAAGATTGTTTGAGCTGTACTAGGACCAGTTACTGGTTGTCCTGTATTTGGCTGAACAACACCTATTGGTTGGTTTGCTACTGCTGGTTGTGTAGCTCCTCCTGCAAGACCTGGGGGATTTGCATAAGTAAATGTTGGCGCACCAGTTGATGTAAAGCTTGGGCGAGGAATATTGGCTTCACGAGCAGCAGTTTCTGCTGCAGTACGTTGTGACAAAGCTTGTAAAGTGCCATTAGCATTAACAATACCAATTACATTTTGATTGCTGTCGAAAGCATATTGCTCACCTTTTTGCAACTCAGGCAATGTATTGAGTGCGGCAGCTTTAGCAGCACCTGGCAACACACTTGTCTGAAAAGATGGCTGGCCATCAAGCATAGTTCCAGTTGTAACTGTTCCAGCTTTTGTATCAATCTTTGGAGCAAAGCCAGAAATCTTCCCACCTGGCTCAACAATAAATCCATCTTGAAGTTTTGGTTGCATAGCCGCCAAAGTCTCTCGAATTTGAGGTTGTGCAGGATTTCCAGACATACGCAATGAGGCAGCCAATGCTTTTTGGTAATCTATTGGCTGATTAAGTGCTTGAGGCTCAACCCTGTCTTGTGGCAAACCCAAAGCAGTTCCTAAAGCATATGGACTAGATGCCATTCTTGGTCTTCCAAGGTTTGCATTAAGTGCTTGACTTTGAGCTTGTTGGTGAGTTGGTGAAAACTCTTCTAAAAATCCAGTAACTTCACCACGCTGACGCTTTTTCTCTTGCATATCAGCAATAGCCTTCTGACCACTCAAATATTGCTCTGGTACTGAGTAAGCAGATTTCAATCCCATAGAAGGATCATTGCTTAACAAAGAGCCAAGTAAGAACTGTTGAGTAGCTTGCTTTTGAAGACTACTTTTTTCGTCTTCACTAAGACCAGTAAGTGCTGCATCTGACAGCAAACCAAGATTAAAAGGCATATAAACTCCTTACAGGCCAAGTAAACCAAGCAGACCTTGCTTGGAAGTAGATGTAGATTGCATACCAGAACCGCCACCAACATTGAGTCCCAATGCTTGGTTGATGATCTGTTGTTGCTCCAATGGAAGATTGCGGATGGCATCCAACTGTTGCTGAGAGAACTGTTGTTGTTGCAATCCAATGTTTTGCAAAGCTTGTGAACCTGCAAGACCTGCTTGTTGACCAGCTTGAGAGATTCCTGCCATCTGTCCTGCAGCACTCAAACGCTGTTGATTAGCCGCTAAACCTGTTTGTTGGTTAGCTAGGTTAGCTTGCAAGAAGTTCTGAGCATTGGTCAAGCCGGTTTGCTGAGTCAATCCTGCTTGTTGAGCTGCACGAGCATTTAAAGCCGCTTGATTAGCCAAACCTGCTTGGTTAAATGCAGAAGCACCAAACTGACCTGCTTGGTTTTGAGCCGCAAGGTTAGCCAATGTCATTGCTTGCTGATTACCAGCATTAAACTGAGACATTTGATTACCTGCAGCCGCATTTTGCAAAGCCGCAGTATTAGCCGCACCCGCACCAAATTGACCAGCTTGTTGTAAATTACTAGCGTTATATTGAGCCAAAGCATTTTGCGCTGCAGCATTTTGTAGTGCGGCTTGATTTTGAGCACCTGCACCAAATTGTGCGGCTTGGTTAGCACCTGCCTGATTAGCCAATCCTGCTTGTTGCATATTGGCAGCATTAAACTGAGCCATCTGATTGGCTTGTGCTTGAGAGGCCAATCCTGCTTGTTGAAAATTACCAGCGTTATATTGAGCCATCTGGTTAGCGGCAGCTTGATTAGCCAAAGCCGTTTGTTGGGCATTTTGAGTATTAAGTTGTCCAGTAGACAAATCAACACCCTGATTAGCCAAAGCCGCACGTAAATTAGCATCTTGGTTAGCTAAACCAAACTGTCCTGCAAGTTGCAGAGACTGTTGAGTAGTAGCAACATCTTGAGCTTGGTTAAGTTGTTGGGCTTGCATCTGACGAGCCAAATCAGCTTCAGAGGCTTGTTGGGCAGCGGCATAAGCAGCGGCATTTTGTTGAGCAACTAAACGTGCGGCATTTTCACCATAAGCACGATTTGTTTCTGCTTCAGCAACACCCTGACGAGATCCACCATATGCTTTAGCAGCAGTAGCTTGTGCGGCAGTACGTTGTTGTTCAAGTTGTCTAGAACGCTCTAAATCAGTCAAACTTTGCTCAGTAACGGCCTGAGTGTAAGGATTCATGTACTGCTGAATGTTCTGATTCAAGAATGAACCAGCATTGACATCACGAATATTAGCCCTTGCTTGTGGAGCAATCTGTCCCAAGGCTTCAGAAGTTACATTAGCACCAGAAACACCTTGTGCTCCAACATCACGAATACCAGAACGAGCTAGTTCAGCGGCAGTTGCTTGTGCGGCAGGACCTGCAGATACACCTGCAAATCGTTCAGCAGGACCAGCACTTACACCACCAAATTGTTGAGCCGTATAGCCCATACCTTGAGCTTGTGCGGCAGGACCTGCTTGTGCAGCAGTATATCCTTGTGATCCTGCTTGTTGAGCAAGACCTGCATTAGCGGCAGCACCAGTTTGAGCCGTATAACCTTGTTGGGCAGCCAAAGCTGCAGGGTCTACAGTTGCACCGCCATAAGCGTTATAAGTTACATTCTGTGGGTTGTAATTAGCGGCTTGTCCTGCAACATTAAAAGCAGATCTTAACCCTGTGAATATTTCGCTGTTAGGGTCAGAAAATTGACGGGCAACATTGTATCCAGCCTGTTGGTCAGGAGTTAAACCTGCAAACTCACGGGCTTGTAGATTACCTGCTACACCTTGTGCGCTTGTTACGTTCTTTAAGAACGCATCACGCATTGCAGGATCAAGCTGCGATGATTGTTGACTTGAGCCACCAGACATAATTACACCTCCGTAGATAGCCAATAATGTGTTGGCTTCATGTTAAATTTAGATACAAAAGTTCTTGACCAGCCTCTTCGACCTGTTAAGGTGATCTTGCGGCATCCCATGTCTTCAGCGAACTTCTGAATATGGGGGGTTAGTGTCTCTAGATCTTCTAGATTACCTCCCGCCAAAAATATGTGCAAAACTTTCATTCTTGGAAAGTCTTGGATCTGGGTTACTACTGCACTTTGAGTCCCAGGCCATAATTGCATCGTACAACTGTTAATACAGTCGGCTACATCTTGCATATTATGTGTATTGTCGTATTCTAAAGCAGGTTCAAGTATTTTCTCTACTTTTTGAAAAAGTACAGACCATAATGGAAGCTCTCCATCAATCCTATACTTTTCATAGTCAATCATACTGCTGATGCCGTCAATATACCAATATTACTAACCAAAATCTCATACCTAGTACCATTTGGACTAGAGATAATCAGTCTGTTAGGAGAAGTTATCTTGCGAGAACCAATCTCAACATCCTGATTACGTTTATATAGGTTTGCATCCTCAGACTCAATAATTCTACGAACATTGGCCTGATCTCTAGGATCATAGGATGGAGTAGGAGTTGGAAGTTTCAACGCAAACCTCCTGGCTTACCATCCAATCGAATAGTCCCAACACGCCAATCAGTATTGACATTGCCTTCAATCTTTACGGCAATTTGTCTACCAGTAATACGTACAGAAGTAGGCGTATTCATGGTGTATGGACCATAGTTATATTCTGTTGAATTAGGGTAAAACTTAGTGCTAAAACGAGCTTTAACATCACCCAAAGTATTCTCATCAGGAACTAAGCCAGTAATATTCATTACTCTGTCTCCAGTAGCTAATTCAACTGGTCCTGACTCAGCAAATGGGGTAATTGAGTCATATGTAAAGCCAATTTCATGCTCATAGACATAAGAATCAGATGAAACCATCATTGGTTTACCAAATACACCAGAATCAGTGCCACAAGTCCTACCAAAAGTACCAATAGCCCAATGGTTCTCACGATAGTTATAGCTTACATAAGAATCATTCTCAACACTGGCTGAACTTGGATAAAACCACCAAACTTCACCATAAGCTGAGTTATGGACACAGTAAACCTTAGATGCTTGCTGATAGTTCATATTGTTAAAGATGTAATCTCCAACATCACATGGCAAAGGCTTAACAAAGCCATCAAACATCCAAAAACCAGACTTAGACATCCAAATACATGAATTGTCAGTAGCCGCTACTGATTGACGGGAAATAACGCCACATCCTGTACCAATACGCTCAAATCCATAAACGTATGGTGGTCCAATGTAAGTTGCTGAATGGACATCTACATCAGTAAACAAAATGGTAGCACCACGAACTCGCTTGCCACACATCAGAGAACCCAATGTAGTTAAGTCAAAGTCACCTGCTTGGTTGGTAGCACTAGGTGTCCAAGTTGTATTAACCTCTTGGTCAGACCATTGCACTTTTCGAGGATTTCCACCTGCTCCAAGAGCAAACAAGAATCTTTCTTCTGTAACTACCAAGCCAGAGCAAGTTGTAGGAGCATTGGTAATGGCAGCGGCTTTAGTTCCAGTAGATAATTGCCACTCATAAAGCTTTCCATCAGCATTTGAACAACCTACTAGATACTGACCCCATGTGTCCAAACTCCATGTTGTAGCAGGAGTATATGAGCCTGTATCTGGTCTAGCAATACCATAGGCGGCAGTACCATAAGCACCATAGCCATAACCTAGTTTGGTGTCTGCATCAGCAATTCCAGCAGTAAAAGATGTAGGTGTAATGTCATAAGCAACACCACCTTCATTCATTGCATATAGCTTTGAATGAGTACCAATTCCTGTCCAACGGATGTTGCTGTTATCACGCCAAGCAATCAACCCTCTTGCAGAACCAGTAAGTTGAGTTGAAGAGCGTTTACGCCATCCACCAATAGGGCGAATGGTATTCTGATACCAACGCACCAGAGTAGAACTGTTCCAGCGTCCTTTAGATTGGTACTCAGTACCATTCTTGTAAACACCTGGCGGGATGTTTAATGGGATGTACATTTATGCAATTCCAATGATACGAATTTGACCTGCACCACCTGTACCACCAACACCTGCAGAATATCCTGTGTCAGCAGAAGCTCCACCGCCTCCACCACCGCCTGGGAATCCACCTGCACCGCCATTACCACCATTAGATGCTGGTTTACAAGATCCACCGCCACCACCATTGCCCATACCAGTTACAGAATTGGTTGTACCTGCAGTACCATTTCCACCTGCAGATCCACCTGCTCCACCACCGCCAGTTGTATAAGAATTAGAAGTTCCACCTGCACCGCCTGCAGCAGTAGCATTTCCACTATCCATTCCAGAGCCACCGCCACCTCCAGCAGGACCATACAGTGAGCCACCACCATCACTACCTACTAAATATGCAGTAGCTCCACCGCCACCACCGAAAATGGCAGATCCACCGCCACCAAATCCACCGCCAAAAGTTACATTAGAAGCTCCAGAAGTTGAACCAGTAATGGGTGCTCCACCTGCTCCAATAGTGCTATTTGGTGCAACATTGTTAGTGCCATTACCTCCAACTCCTAACATTCCACCGCCACCGCCACCGCCACCAAATACTACATAAGATGTGCCACCACCAGCACCCGCACCACCTCCATAAGCAATTACATTATTAAATGATGAACTTCCACCTGCAGAACCTGCAGTACCACCAGCACCCACAGTAGCAGTTACAGAAGATCCTGCAGTTGGAGCATCAACAGTGGCAATAACTCTTGAACCACCACCACCAGCACCTGGTCCATATCTATAACCCCCACTAGTATTAACAGCACCTGTACCACCACCACCACCACCGCCAACTGCATCAATGGTTAACTTTTGATAGCCAGGTGGAATAGTAATAGAACTAGTAGAAGTTACTGTTAAGTTAAATGTGTTGATAACAACAGACTTAAATGATGTTCCATTACACAGAACTAAACGCACTTCTTTTGGATACATGACAAAGCTTGTCAATCCATCAATAGTTTCTGAGCTATTAGGATCTAAAGTTACGTTACCAGTACCTGAGTTACCGATATAAACCCACCATCCTGCGCCCAATGTTGTGGCAGCAGTAAAGGTCTGAGTAAAAGTACCACTTGTTACATCAATGTAATAACCATTGTCTGCCAATGCTAAAACTGTATTAGATGTGCGAGTAGATGTTGGAATACTAAAGTTTCCACCAATAGGTGAGGCAGAAAAGTTAGTACCATCAGATTTAAGGAAGTATCCTGCAGCACCTGCAGATGTAAGTCCAGTACCACCATTGGCTATAGGCAAAGTTCCTGTCACACCTGTAGTCAATGGCAAACCAGTAAGGTTAGTTGCCACGCCAGATGTAGGTGTTCCTAATATTGGAGTCACCAATGTAGGAGAAGTGCTAAGAACAACAGATCCTGTGCCTGTTTTAGTTCCAACACCAGTACCACCTTTGGTAACTTTAAGTAAAGGACCAGTATCAAACAAACCATCAATGGTATCTAAGTCTGTATTGATCTTAGTACCCCATGTATCAGTAGATGCTCCTACCTCTGGTTTGGTAAGACCTAAATTTGTGGTTGTTGTATCAGCCATGTTGACCTCTTAATTTACTGTAGTCCAAGTTTCTGATTGTTCTGAAACATCAGTCCAACTCTCAGAAACATCTGTAATTGTTGTCCAAGTCTCTGAAGTATCTGTCTCATCTTCCCATTTTTTTCTACCAGATGCAGTAATACTTGATGAACTTGATGCGTTTGCAGATGATACATATACAGCCACACCATTAGCAGATACTGTACTTTCTGGGAAGATGATAACTATTGTTGAATAAACACTTATTCCATATGCCGTTATGCTAGAAGTAGATTCAATGTTTGCACTTCCACCTGCGCTGTAATTTGCACTTGCAACAATAGAAGAAGCAGAAGCACTTGTAGCACTTCCTGCGCCTAAATAGATTGCACTAGCACTTACTGAAGAAAGCGCATCAACATTTGCGGAGGCATCTTTAAACCCACCTGCAAGTGAAGAAAAAGGAGCTTCAGATAGTGCGTTAAATCCAAACATTATTTAAGATGTCCGTTTCCACCAAGCCACGCAAACAAAGCTACTGTTCCTAGTCCGACAACCCAGAAAAACTTTTTAACAATACTTTCGCCAATGCTAATATAAACATTCTCTATTACTTTTTCAGTAACTTTTTCAACTAGCAATTCTAGTTGTTCATCTGTAAGAACAATGTTGTTTGCCATGATCTTATGCAGAAGCTGCCTGTAATGGTGCTAGGTTTTCTGTTGTCCAATAGTTTTTAGCCAACATGATTTGCAAATGCTCTTTGTTGCGTGATAAGCAAGCAGTCCAATCAGCATCACTCATGCCTTCGGGCTTTCCAGCATTGATTAGGTTTACGCTATCCATTGCGGCAGAGTAGTGCTGTGCAATTTGTTCTGGTGTTAGTGTTTCAGTAGTCATTTCAGTTTCCTTCAAGTTGTTTAACACGAGCAGACAATTCTTTGACTGCGTTAATTAAGTACCAAGTCAGGTTGTCGGTGTCCACAGACAAGACGCCAGTTGATTCTTGCTTTACGCAATCAGGCAAAACTGCTTGCAGTTCTTGAGCAATCACGCCAAGTTGAACGCCTGACTTGTTGATTGCGTCTGTTGGCTTTAATTCTGCATCAACTTCTTCAGGCAAGCGATATTCAAAGTTGCGTATCTGAATCTGCGTTAGTTTTTCCAAGCCATCATTGTTATCAGCAATATTTTTCTTTAGTCGTTGGTCAGAAGTTGTTGACCATGAAGATGAGTTATTGCCTTGATAAACACCGCCAGTATTGGGATTTATAAACCCAGTATTTGCACCTTTACCAGTAAATCCAGCACCGCCACCAGCAGAGCCAATAACTACTTCATTAGAAACACTAGATGAACTTGCTGTTGAGTTTGGGCCGATATAAACACCATAACTACCTGTTGCTACTGTCAAACCAGCAGAATATCCTAATGCTGTATGTCCAAGACCAGTTGATAAATTATTAAGTGTTTGCCATCCATGTGCTACGTTATAAGACGCAGTAGTGCTATTTACAATTGATTGATAACCAGATGCGGAGTTTCTTTCACCTGTTGTATTTGATGTAAGTGCGCTTGCGCCAACTGCGACATTTGAGCTTCCTGATGTAGTTGCAAATAAAGCGTTAGTTCCTACAGATGTATTGTCAGAGCCAGAAGTTTCTGAATAAGACGCATATCTGCCAAATGCAGTTACAGAGCCACCACTACTTTTTGTGTAAGCAGCAAAGTGACCAACTGCTGTATTGTTGCTTCCTACATTATTATAAAGCGCAGAATAACCAACCGCCACATTTCCAGACAAAGTTGAATTTGTATATAACGCTTGATAACCAATAGCAATATTTGTAGCTGTAGTATTGTTATAACCAGCTTGATAGCCTACAACTGTACTGTTAGAACCCGTCGTGTTTCGTTGCAACGCCCCAAATCCTAAAGCAACATTTGAACCGCCTGTTGTAGTTGCCGCTAAAGTGGCATTACCTACACCAACATTGTTACCGCCTGTTGTTGCTAAGTTCAACACAGAATTTCCCACGGCAGTGTTTTCTTCGCCAGAAGTCAATGTCTGTAATGTGTTTCTTCCAATGGCAGTATTAAATCCACCAGTAGTTGAAGCATTATTTAATGCTCCACTTCCCAATGCAGTGTTGCTTGACACCGCACCTGCACCACGGCCTACAGTCAGGCCATAAATCAAACCATCTTGAGTAGCTGAGTTTTTAATCAACTTGCCTGTTGTGCTATCAAATAAAACAATGCCATTGTTTGTTGCAGAAGCAGGGCCAACTACATCACCAGAGCCACCAGCAGAAGCTGCAATCGTGATTGAACCAGCACCATTGGTAATAGTTACACCAGTTCCCGCAGTCAATGTTGCACGAGTAAATCCTGTGCCATTACCAATATCTAAAGCACCATTAGCGGGAGTTGTTGTTAGACCAGTTCCTCCATTAGCTACTGGAAGTGTTCCAGTAACGCCAGTGCTTAGTGGCAAACCTGTTGCATTTGTTAGGGTAGCACTTGTAGGAGTTCCAAGAATTGGAGTAACTAAAGTGGGACTAGTTGCAAATACATTAGCACCAGTGCCAGTTTCATCTGTCAAAGCTGCTAACAGATTTGCAGAAGATGGTGCGCCAAGAAATGTAGCTACACCAGTTCCTAAAGAGGTTATACCTGTACCACCATTAGCTACAGGAAGAGTACCAGTAACACCAGTTGATAAAGGAAGACCTGTGGCATTGGTTAAAACACCACTCTGGGGTGTTCCAAGAATAGGCGTAGTAAGTGTAGGACTAGTTAAAGTCTTGTTTGTCAGGGTCTGTGTAGAGTCGCTTAGTACCGATTTATCTGCAGGGTAAGTAACGAATACATCCTTAGAACCTGCGGCAAAAACAACCTTTGCATCACTGTTGCTAGACTGCAATACAGTAGTCCTGGCAAGTGTTAGTCCATTGGCTGACAAAGTTCCAAGGCCAACTTCCCAATCTGATCCTAGAGATACAGAGTAGTATGTAGTGTTGCTATTGCCAACACCCGCAGAGAATGTTTGGAAACCACTAACAGCACCACCAAGAGCAAAATCAGTTGTGCCTGTTGTGGTAGTAGTTTCCTTTACCCGATCAGCAAGTACAAGTGCCATGATTAACTCAGAGTTATGTCAAGATCACCAGCAGGGATACGGAAAATATCACCTGTATCAATTGTTTTGTTTACTGTCAAATCTGCCCAAGCTAAAAGATTACCTGCAGTTGAAGCGTCAAATACGCCAACAGCAACAATCGTTCCCCATGAGGCAGTAGCGGCAGTAAACTCTACTGCAGCAGAGTTAGTACATAACGTACTTGTGCCACTGACAGTAAATGCCACAGATACACGGGCATAACTACCACCAGACACTTGAGTGCCACCACCAGCATCAGTAGGTGCGGCAGTATACAAACCCACATACATAGTAGCTGCAGGTGTATAAGTAGTATTGGTAAATGCGTGTTTTAGAAGCTTATCTTCTAAGTAATCGGAAAATGAACCAGCCATATATCACCCCAAAGATCGGGCACGAACAATCGGAGTAGAAGAAACAGATGCCCTTTGATCTGCTACTTCTATGTCGCCCAAGGAGTTTGTGTACAACGTACTCCATGTGGCAAGACGCTCATCATCTTTCAAATATGGAGTTGCCTCAACCAATGCACCATATAAGTACAAGTCTGGGGCATAAGCAAGAAGCCAGTTGCTTGTGTTTGAATCACTCAACGCAGTAATCTTACCATAATAGGTAAGTTCCCCTGTGTAACTAGCATCAGGAGTTGGGATTACTTCAATCTGAGTTCCAATAATTGTATAAAACTGAGGTTTTCCTGCAGAAATGAACTGATTGGCAGAACCATAGTCACCCTGATTCTGGGTAACATACTGCAAATACGTAATAGGATTCGTATTTAACTGGAACTCTTTGGCCTGTAAAAAGTCTGAAGGAAATGCAAAGTATTGAGTATCTAAAGTGGCAGTAGCCCTCTTTATCATCTGACGAACACGCAATTTACGATTAAATTTTGCTTCTGCCAAAGTAATAAAAGACGGGATAATAGAAGTCAGGTCATCCCGATTTAAATAATCAGCAATTCCTGTCTTCAGTCCACTATAAGTATCAAGTGCCATTTTCTACATCCCTACACGCTAGTGTATGCTCATGTTTGAACTCAAATGTTCCAATATGGAAGATCTCCTTAGAAAGATCTTGATCCACATATGTTTTATGCCCATTCTGGGCGGCTCTACGGCAAAACCATACATCTTCACCGATGTAGTCTTCCGCAGCAGGAACCCAAGGGATAGCAAACCAAGGATATTCCATAGATTTATAGACTTCGGATTTGACAAGCATTACGCCCATCCCGCAGTAGTCTACGTCAACAAGTCCTGTTGAATCATCGTCAGTATATACCCGATTGATAAATGTTGCATCCATATCTGGGGTATTTTTCTTTACCGCAATAGGCTCAGTTGGAAATCTACGTTTGGCATAGTTTCCACAGACAATACCTGTATCGTGTTTCAGTAAACGAATGATGGAATCCTTTGGAAACCTCATATCACTGTCTAACCATAGGGTATGCGTACATTCAGCCGCTACTGCATCCCTAGCCAAATCCTGACGTTGTGCTGACAACAATGTGCCAGAGCTAGTGTAGATCACTACTTTGTGATTTGTTGTACCTACAGTAAATCCAACTAGCCTAGCTAAATCAAAAGCAAATCCAGAATTAACAAAGTCCCGTGTTGGGACTAATATCCCAATGGTCTTACTATCCATTAAACTTCTCCAGGTCTTGTGCGAAATGCACGATTTTCAGGTGAATTTAGCCAACGCTTCATGTATGCTTGGTCATCAAGTTTGCCTTCGGCTTTCATCTGATAAAACAATGCCATAGGAATAGATGCCACATGGTGCATATCTCCATTCCAATTAGCCCGTTCATCAAACGAATTAAATCGTTCTTTGTTGTCAGAGACTATCTGAGTCGCATCAATAATTGTCTCAATGGTAGCTTCGTCTTTCTCGGCATCGTAATGCCACATCTTGCGAGTACCAGTTTCAGTATTTATGTCAAATAGTTTTGTGTGCATATAAAAAAAAGGGTGGGTTATTAGCCCACCCCTTTGTCTTCAGATTAGGTCTGAATTGTTGAGTTCAAGTCATAGACTGCGCCATGAGCTTTCTCATTCTTGATCTTCAAGCCCCACTCACACAAGAGCATACGCTTCTCGGCATCACCTGTCTTAGCCAGTTCAACTGTCTGGAAAGGACGCAGATAAGCAACTGATGCGTACTCAGGATCAAGCACGAAAACATCACGCTCACGTTGGAAGCGGTTAGGAACAATACTCACGTTACCGAAATCGGAAACATAAATATCTGCTGCGCCAATCAAAGTAGCGGGTTTAGCACCACCATTGATGTTGAAACGGCTAGAAGCGATACCAGCCATCTTAGACAAGTTCTGCTTGTTAACAGGACCAGCCATAACGATAGTTGGTGAGCCGCCTTCTGTCCACACCTTCTGAATTACGTCTTTCAGCAATGCTTCGCTGAATGAACGCAAGTTAGTTGTTGTGGCATCTGTACGAGCCGCATCAGGGATAGTAGTGTATGAAGGATCACCACCACCAGTACCTTCGTTTGTATTGGTCTTCAAGAAGGCCAACAAGCCAGCAGTCTTACGGGCAGCAGATGTAGAACCAGCAGTGGCGGCTTGGTTAGCCAACATTGTGGAACACATATCACGCTTAATTTCCGCAGATTTTTTAGCCATTTGGTAGCTCAATTCTGAGCGACGGCCTGCTTTGTCAACAGCTTCCAAAGTACCAGCAATGATTACATCCTTACGGCTAATCTGGGTGTAGTTACCCAAACGAACTGTAGCTGTAACTGCTGTGAAAGAAGTGATGTCATCGCCTTCAATCTGTGCATTGGTTGTGCTGGCAGCAGCCAGATCATCTGTTTGCCATTCGTAGAATGTGTTGGATACGTTTTCACGACCAACATTGCTCATAAATGGAGTTTCTTCTGGTGAAATCTGATAGATAACATTCGAAAGATCTTCCCGAACGCCTTTAGCGTCAAATCGGGTGTACGTGTTTGTAATAGCAGCCATGATAGGTCCTTAAATAAATTTCTCGAAAAGGG